GTTTTGATCGTTGTTGTTTTGCATCATCAATATATTGTTGATTGCTGCTCGAAAATCGTCTTCTTTCATTGGTAATAAGTTGTAGTTGTCGTTGGAGTTCTATTTCTACCATGAGTAGTTTGTTACCTATGTAACCATGATAATCGTCATCAATTATCAATTTGTCCACACTGTGTATGTATTGTAGTGCAGTGATCAATCTATCCTGCTTATCCATTAAAATCTATTTGGTATAGTATCACGCATGAACTCCATTGTTTTATCATGTGGTGTGACATATTTTGCTTCCATGACCTTTGCACTTTCTATTTCATCACTCTCATCAGCATTAGTATGATGTGTGACTTCTCTTAACGTCTTTAGATATTTTAAGACATGTTCTCTAATTTCCATTAGTTCATCATAACATCCTTGATTGTGTGCACAACCTCTTAATTGATGATTGGGTTCCATCACTGACTCTGTGAATAAAGCGAGTGCTCTATCATATTTTACCTCTGGACTTTCTTTTCCTACCGAACCTTGATCTCTCATAGTTTTAATGTAAGTTTTTTTATATATCCTCCTCACTGCCTTGAACGTCTTGAATGTCACAAACTGGAACTTCATGTTCACCACCAATCAAATACCATGGCATTATATGTCCATGATATTCTGGATGAGCACAAAACTCTGTTGTATATTCTTTTTCGCCAAGATACTTCATTTGATCCTCAGAAATTGCGTTATCTCTGAGTATCGCCTGTAGTTGCATGTGTTGGAGCATCCAAGTATCTGGTACTTGCATTGGTTATTGATAACTACGATTATTATATCACAGTTCTGGTCGTTGTCAACCAGGTGGTGTAGGATCTGCGTTCTCGTATGGTATTGTACCGTCTGGTTTTATAACATATGCTTTTATATAATGATCTGCGTCTGGTAAATTCTGTGGTTGTGGAAACCAATCAAAACAAATGTCTGTTGCTTGTAGTTCTGTTACAAAGTAATAGTATATGTACTCAAGTTCAAATATCCTATCAATCTCTGCCTCTGGTAGTATGGGTGTATAATACGTGAGTACAGTTGCTTTCTTGTCTGTTGATAGTGTATGATATTTACTGTTATCAATTACTACAATATATTTGTTAGTTGCTTTTGCATAATCAGCAACTAGCATTTCTTTGGATTTTGGATTTAATGATATTAGTGGCATAGTTATTCTCCGAAGTCACCTTCATCAATCATTTTGAGTATGTCATCAAGTGTAGTGCTGCCTGTATTTGGTTCAATACTACTATTTGGTCTAGAAACTCTCAAAACAGGCATTTCATCAATGTCTATTGTACCGATTGCTAGTGCAAGATAGTTTACAATTCTAGTTGAGAACTTACTGTATACTGATTGTGGTATGGTATAAAAATGTGTGGCATCACTTAGATAATCTAAACTGTCTGCCATCACAGCATGTTTTGGTGGTGAAATAGGAAATATAACTGAGTTAGCGGGTTTACTCTTCTGATCTGCAGGAACATCTCTTAGTTTCTGCCTGTATGTTACCCACTGTGCTTTTTGCTCTGTAGTTAATTGTGCATCACCAAGTTGTGTCCAGTCACTGTCCATTAATAAGAAGTTTCTGATCAATACAACTTTATTCCAGTTAATTATTGCTGTCTTTGCAAATTCTGCTGCTAGTGCACGTTCTAAATCATTCTCTTGTCCTATTCTATACTCTGTGAACTTATCAATTAATCTATTGCTAAGGTCAGCAATTTCTGTTGTGAATGGTGTTAAATCAAACTGATACGATATCCACTTAAACTCTCCAGTTTTTTGATTACGTGAATACTTTGTTTTATTCATTTTTGCAGTAGTATCTTTATACTGCACGAATAGTTCTAGTTTGTCTTTATCAGAGTCCCACATAGGATATAATATTGGAACTATCTCCTTAGTCCAATAATCATCATCTATTGTTTTCATCACACCTTCATACTGAATGGACTTGTCAAAGGCATTCAAGTATAGTTTAGTTTCTGATGGTGATGCTATAGTTGCCATTTATAGTGCCTTAATTAAATACTTTACCCTATGGTATTTAGTGATGAGAGGAATGTTATTCTCTGCTGATACGGTTGCAGTCGTAGTTATAGGTGTAGATGATGACATTGTAAACGTTCCATCCGTAACTGTCAATGCTGCACCAACTGCTGATACTTCTCTTCTTACCTGATCAATACCATCATCTGAGTTTATCTCATTACCACCTTCATCTACGTTTCCTTGTAGTGTTGCACCACCAGTAGATATAAATGTGCTAATAATATTAGAATCATAGAATAGTGTGATTGCACCTAAACCATAATTATCATCAAATGCTGGTGCTGTTTGATAAACAGGTCCTCTATCCTGTTCTATAATAAATGTTACCTGTGAATCTCTCATTGCATTACCTTCAGCAATATCTAATTCTACTGCTTGCCATGCTGGATCAACATTAGATCCTAATAATATTTGACTGTATAGTGTTACAGTATTAGATGCTCCTTTTTTATAGAATAGATTTATTGCTTGATCTGGATTCTCTCCACCATTTTGATTACTACCACGAACTATGGTAAATCTCACTTTATTAGCATTTACTAGGTTAAATGTTCCGACTTCTAGTTGTCTCTTACCACTTGCTGCACTAGCAAGACCTGTAAATGGTATGTACTGTTGAATTTTACCAGTGGCGTTGTTTGGAACAGCAGTGCCACCAATAAATCCTGCAGTCGTTCCAGATCCTGTACCAAATCCTCTTGGTTTTATGTTGTTATCAGTTGATGATAACCATACGTTTGCTGCAAATGAGTTACCAATAGGATTACCATCACTATCACACTCATAATATCTTCCTGTTGGAACAGTTTGTCCGCCAGGTACTACTGTTGAATCATCTTGAGCAAAGTAACTTACATATATTCTACCCTGAGCACCATTATCACCATTACCTCCACCTAAACCAGCATTTTGTAGATTATATGTAACATCTGTGCTGACACCATTAAATCCAATAAACAAATCTGCACCAGCACCTCCAGCACCACCAACACCATCATAATATTCATTGATAACTGAGTACTGTATCTTTACATAACCTGGTTCTGTTGGTAATGAACCATTTGAATCTGCAGATATACCACCAGCCCAGAAATCAGTTCTATATGCTGATATACCTTCTCGTCCACCAGTACCACCACCATTACCATTGTGTCCTACACCCGCTTGTCCACCAACACCACCAGGTGTTACGTTGAGAATACCACAGGCAGCACCACCACCACCTCCACCACCAGCAGAGCATCCACCCTGAGATCCATCGCCACCACTTGCGAAGTCTATAGGTCCTGATTGTGAAATTAATGACTGTGCAGGTCCTTGTGCATCACCACCAGGATAGCAACCATCAGTGGTTCCACCACCGTTGTAACCACCACCTGATCCACCGCCACCTCCTCCACCGCCAGCTCCAGCGATTAGAGTTCCGTCTAAGTATAAACCTGTAACACCACCACCAGATGCTGCGGTTGCACCGTTACCCCATGCACCTCGTCCACCACGACCTGATAATGTTCCAGCAGCACCACTAGCGGGTGCAGAAGTACCACCTGGTTCATATCCTGTACCAATACCACCAGGAAAATTCTGCCATGGTTGTCCTGTAGCAGGGTCATTACCAGTTGTTCCTTGTACGTTACTTCCTGCTCTTTGGTTAAAACCTACATTACCACCTTGTCCTATACCCCAACTTAATGAACCACCCTGAGATGAGATACTTCCAAATAATCTTGCACCTCTACCACCATATCCACCAAGTGCACCAGTTTTACCTGACAGTGCCTGTGGCCAACCTGGCCATTGTCCTGTACAATTAGAGTTAGCGTTAGCATTACCAGCACCTCCACCTCCACCAGAGATTTCAATTGATATTGTTCTACCTACTTCACCAGTAGTTGCTCCTGGTATAGCCCATGATCCATCTGCTGTAAATATTTGTTCTGGATCGTTAGTCGTCTGTTGTTTTACCTGTGCTGTTCCATTACCACCAGTTGTTACTGTTCCAATTGGAATTCCACTACCTAAACCACCACCTTGTGAATCATTGAAACCTGTTCCAGTAGCAGCACCATCATCGCCATTATCACCAGGTAGTTGAGTAAATGTAAATCTGGGATCATCTAATAATGCTTGTGGAATTGTAAAAGATCCTCCATTTCCACCATTTCCTCCAGCAGTTCCTGCTTGTCCACCGAAACCACCCTGAGCTCTAATAGTATAGAATGTACCATCAACAGTTATACCTATTTCAGCAAATCCTCCATTCTGTCCATCAGTATCACTATCTGCACCACCACCGCCTGGTGCTTGTAATTGAATGATACAACCACTTACATTTCCCAGTGATGCATCTGGTATAGTTACAAGTCCTGCTTGTGGTACAGTAAATTGTTCTTCTTTTACTGTAGTTGTTTGACCAGGTATCTCAAATTGTATGTCCTTTCCACCGACTAATGTGTTAGTATCAACGACATATGCTCTTGGTGGTACTACTACTTCAACGTCTGCAAAATAACCGTTTGCTAACTTAACAGTAATAGATGAACCACTTGCAGTTGTTTGACCAGGTGTTTCTCCATCTCTTGGATTCATTGCAAATGATGTAAGACTAAAACTGTCTGCTAATACAGTAAAGTTACCACTATATTCTGATGGTGATGCACCATTTACAGTAACTATGTCATTGACTGATAAGTTATGGTTACCATCTGTATTGACTACTATTAAATTAGTATTAGAATCATATGTCATAGAAGTTATAATAACTTCTGCAGATTCTGATACAAGATATTGATACTGTAGACCGCCAGATGTTCCTGCTGTTTCTCCAATACCATTGGCATTACCATATGTTGCTGCTAGTGAGTTCTGTAATGGTACACCAATCAAACCATGTGAATGACCAAGTGCACCACCAGCAGATCCATTTGGTTCAAATAAACTAATATTTGCTCTACTATCAATATAATCTACAGCAAACTTATCAGCTTCTGCTGCTCCTCTTTCTGCTTGTTTTGTCTGGTCAACTTCCACAGATAATATTCTATGACCATGTGTAGGAGGAAATGGGAATGTATAATCATCCATAGGTCCTATCTGATACTTTACAGTTCCTACAATTTGTGCAGAAACATCTGCTGTAATATCACTATATCCTGTTGTTCTTACATCACCGACAACAAAAAACTCACCACTATCAATTAGTGTTGCTTTAGGAATAAACCACTGTCCACCAGTCTGTCCAACAAAGTTGTTGACTGCATTCTCTGGTGTTGATGTTCCTGCTCCATTGACGTTACCAAACCCAAGTATCTTTCTGTTTCTATAATCTGGTAGATTAAATGTTCCAACATTGTATGGATAATCTCTTAAACTATAACCTTTCTGAAGTACAATTTCTGGATGAGCAGCACCACTTGTAAAATCAAATGTATAATCATTTGCATTGACAGTTGATAAATCAATATTCTGATTTGCTGGAAATGCTATTTCATAAGCAAATTCATTTGTCTGTGCTTGTGAACTAACATCTTCTGTTGGTTGTATCAATCCGTAAAATGTCTGTTGATTGAATACGCCAGCACTTGGAAATGCTCCCCATGGAGTTGTTCCTAATTGAAATCTAAGTACAGTATTGAATGGATATGGTAGTTTTACATTTGCCTTGTTATTGGTAGGATCATAATAAAATTGAAAGAATAATTTATTGTTTATAATATATGATCTTCTCAATCCACCAGGTGATGATGCTTGAGTTTTTATAACTGCAGTTGATCCTCCATAAGTATTTTGTATAATACTGTATAACTCTGGGTAATCACGAATGTATAATTCTTTACCATCACAATATAGATGTTGTGGATATGTATACTCAGGTGTTTCTTGTCCTAAATTAAGATCAGCGAAGATAGGAAGAATTGTTCCGACAGGGGAGTGGTTACCAGTCTTATCGGAATAATAATTAGAGTATGAATTCCTATATGTTGCCATCTTAATATTTAATTAAAAATTCTTGGACTAAAAATGGTTGTATGTAAGCATCTGTTTTGTTTTCTTCGTTAACATCAATACTAAGTGTTGATTCTATCTCACCAGCGGGGATATATGTTGGTGTTGTTACCACTTGAAATGTATGTGCGTCTTGATTGAAAGGAATAAAGTGTTTATGAATACATTCATTACCAAATTCTTCTACATCATTTACAATATTGTTAAGTGCACCATATGATGGTGTACTTGCTTGTCCATCAAATGGTGCTTGAGTTGCTTGTGTAACTAATTGAGGTGTATAGTTAGCATCTAACTTACTGTAAATAGGACCATTTCCAATTTGACTAAAGTTTTGGCAAGATGCTGCACCAGGAAAACAACTACCTTCTCCTCCTTTACAACTTGCTTCACTGGTATACTCAATATCTCCACAGAATGCTTTAAATGCTGGTGATCCTTTAGTAATGTATATTGGAAATCCTTGTTGTGCTACTGAAGTTCCAGTTCCTTCATTAGCACACCCAAATTGTAATGTATTTCCAGTTAGACTACCGTCAAGATTTTGCTCAGGAATATTGCCAGGTATTAAACATTTTGAGTTCTGCTCAAAGTTACAACCCTGCCAACAAGCACCAAACCATGTATATGTCTCTGATCCAAAAAAACAATTGTTTGATCTAACTCTCTGTTGTCCAGCAGCAACAGATTTAGATGCTGATGCTTTACATAATTCCTGTCTTGTATTGTTTATAAATGACATGATACACAAACTAGACTTAGATGAGTAAGAGTTTCTACCAAACAAACCAAACTCACCAGTTGGTGATGCTGTTCTGGATCTATAACCATCATGGAAGTGAGCATGTGGTTGGAATGCTGTTGCTAATACCTCTGTTTCTTCTGTGTAATTACCACTAGATCTAGTAAAACCAGGTTGTCCTGTAATTTCAATCGTCTGTGCTGGTAGAAAAAAGTTACCTTGATATTGTATTGTATAAGTTGATCCAATATTACTACTTACTTCTAGTCCTACACCAGATTTTGTTATTTCTTGTCCTGCATCGTTGAGCAGATATGTGTCCTGATAGTCTCCTAAGTTTGCAGAAAATGATGTCTTGGTAGACTTTGAACTAAGATCTGGAACTTGAAATTGATTGTCAAGTAATGTTGTATCTGGTTTTTTATATCTACAGTTTATCCCTGTTCCTAATATAGTAGCAAGTTCTGGAAAATTTTCTGCAAGATAAATTGCACCATCACATCTCAAATAACCAGCAGGAAGAGTTTGATATATTGTTAGGTCTGTAGGGTCGCTAGATGTTAATTGTTTAGACCAGTTTATAATAGAACCAGTAAGTGTCCCTAGTTTTCCTTTTTCTTTTGAATATAATACTGCCATTAGTATGCTCTTATGATATACAAGGTGACCAAGGATGGTGTGTTAGGATTTACCTGTACACTCAATGACCTGTCAACATCAATTGGTTCTATGTTTCCAGTCGTCATATTATTTATGAGTAAAGTAGTAGGGATATTCATTTGTCCTTCAGTCATTGCAATATCAATGGTGAAGTGATTGTGAGACCCCATTGAGTTTGCTGTAAAAGCATCACCATTATGACTCAATGTTGTAGGATATGGATAATCTCTTCCTGATCCTACTGCACCATAATAATCATTTGGATCTGTTGCTGGTGGTATTACACCACTACCTCTTCTTTCTAATGGAACTTGATCAGATACATAATAGTTTCTTTGTCCTAAGTATGTGCCAGGTGGTGGAAATGGAGCAGTAACTGCTGGTTGTTGTACATTTGTAATACAAGTATTGTCATCTTGATAGGTGCTTGTATTTCCAAACGGAGAAACAATACGAGGAACCGTTGGGACTACTGGTATGAGGTCAGATGCATTACCAAAATGTCTGTGACCAGTACAACGAACTAATGATGTAGCAGCAGTATCATGTGCAGTCCATGTAACTGTGCCAGGTTCAAATCTATCTGCTAGTGGTTCATCGTCAGCTATTCCTGCATCAGAACCAGTTGCATATTCAGCACTTGCAACCTCAAAGTTTCCTGCTTCCCACATACCAAGGAAACCACCTCCTAATTCTACAGATGGATAGAAACTATCTGTTGGTCTTGGGTGTGTATGTGCTGCAGTATGATCAACACCTAGTTTTCTAGGTATAGTTCTAATAGTATCAAAATATGATGGAGGTTCGATAGTAATACCTTTTATTTTTCCTGCTAGTTCAGAGTCAACTGCTGCTGAAAATGTTGCATCAATATATGATAATACGTTAGATGGTGCTTGATTACCCTCAAATCCGTTCAATGAAATATATTGTCCTACAACAGATAATTCTTGTGGAGTTAATAAGTTACCTTCTAAATCTATTGGAACTGTTTGATTCAGTGTTGGTAAATTAAATACATCATCATCATTATAACTTGGATATGAATTTGATATACCAATAAATGGTTGACCAGGCTCTGTCACAGGACCATATAGATTACCTAATATTTGTGCAAGTATAGGATAAATTTTTGCTTGTAGTTGAGAACCATTACATACTACCCAACCTTTTGGTATGGCATCTGGTGTCAAATCTGAACTGCTAGTACTACCAGTCCATGGCATGATTGTGCCGATAGGACTGGCCTTCTGTGCTTTTACACGATTGTAACTTGCCATTTATTATACCTCCATTAACCACCAACCTTGTACGCTGGTTGGGATGCCGATTTGATCATTACTATCAACTGCTCCAAGATATACTAATGCGAATCCTGCGTTAGGAGTCTGAACTACAAGTTCACCAGATGGATATGGAGTTAATCTATCTCCAAATAGTGTTCCTGTTGAGTCACCTTGTATTGGTGTTCCACTAGTCT